CACCCTTGCAATAGGAGCAACATTAACTGTTCCCACGTTTGGATCCACTGCAAACAACTTCACTAAACTAATACTCCCACTAAACGGAGTTGATCAATCAACTCTCTTTGTTGAGAGCGGATTCAACATTACAGAGGCTAAAGCAAGAGTCTATGATAATGACAGGAAAGTCCTAACGTTCAGTCGATATGGATTGACTGGAGCAGCAACTGCTTTTAACAGCACACAAGGTTTCCTCCGAGGACAAGATCTGGGTGGGGGAAACACTGCTGGTATTACAGGTAATAGTGAAGCAACACATCCAATACTAGGAGTAGAGCTTGGTATTACAACTGGTCTCACTCTAAGTAGCTATCAAGATTCATTAGTCGCAGTTGAGAACATCAGGTTCATACGAGAGACTAATTTTGCTGGTATGTCAGGTTCCTCTGGTGCGCCTGGAGACTTTGTGCAAACATTTGCGGGCTTCACTGGAGGCAGTGGGGGAACAAATGGAACTGGAGACAACGCAGCAACAGGACCATTCCAACAGCTAACATTCTTGGCAAGTGATGAGAATACCAATGAACTTTTAGAAGCGAATGAATTGGTGGGATTGTGTGCTGCTGCATCCAATGATGTATTCTATCTAGAAAATGCCAGCACCGAGAGTTTTGGAATCTTTGGATATGAACTTGCTGCATTCCTCACGGATGTGATTCTATTCAGAAATGGTAAGAGAGCATCACACACCGAAATAGTAACTGATATTGAGGGTGCCGACTCGTTTGATGATATATCAACTGGTGGTAAAGCGCAGAACATTCCAATAATTCCACCAGTCGAGTTTGGATTTGGATATGGACCCTAATAAATGACTAAGACATTTTTTCAAGATGATGAAAAGGTTGTTATAAACGGAAGAGCCTTTGACTTAGATTTATTTTTAACGTTGGATCCTAAATATGAGTACCACAAAGGTTGGACTCGTCACTACATTGAAAATAAAAAACACACTCGTGGTAATGGAAAATGTCAGATTTCTGGTCCGTTAAACTGGGCTAAAGGAAATAACTATTGTACCAAAGTGAACGATCTAATTTACTTAAAACAATATCTTAATAGTGAAATGGTCTCCTAAAAGCATACATAATATAGTAAAAGGAGTCTTTCATGGCAGAACCAAACACAAGAGAAGAACTTAAACAGTATTGTCTTCGTAAATTGGGCGCACCCGTAATTGAAATAAACGTCGATGATTCTCAACTAGAGGATAGAATAGACGAGGCTATTTCTCTATACACGGAGTACCATTTTGATGGCGTGGAGAGAAGATATTATAAGCATCAAGTGACACAAGAAGAAATTGATAGAGCCAAAACCGATTTAAATGGTGGGTACATATCAACCAATGGTATTGATTCTAGTATCATTAGTGTCATAAGGTTGTTTCAGTTTTCTGAAAGTACAGTAAACATGTTCGATGTTCGTTATCAGATGTCACTCAACGATTTCTATGGAACCCGAACTGGTATGGGTGGTATTAGTCAGTATAATACCATGAAAAACCACCTCACTCTACTACAGCAGATGCTCGATCCAGAAAAGATGATTCGCTTTACTCGTGTCACTAATAAACTTCACATCGATATGAATTGGGAAGAGGACATTGAAGCTGGCGATTTTCTTGTATTTGAATGCTATTCCGCTCTTGATCCCGAAACATACACTGAAATATACAAAGATAAGTTTATTAAAAGATACACCACAGAACTGTTCCGACACCAGTGGGGAACCAACCTTTCGAAGTATGAAGGTATGCAATTACCAGGCGGTGTCCAGTTTAATGGACGAGCTATTATGGACGATGCTAGGCAAGAGATGGAAAAGATAGAACAAGAAATGCAACTCCGCTATGAACTCCCAATAGATTTTATGACGGGATAATCAATGGCAAAAAATAGCTACTTCAGGGACGTAAGTTCAGAGAATGATCTTCTACATGATCTTACCATAGAATCGATCAAAATACATGGTCGTGACATGGTATACATTCCAAGAACTCTTGTTAATGAAGATGAACTATTTTCAGAAGACACTATTTCCAAGTTTGAAAACGGCGTGGAAATAGAAATGTATATCAACTCCATCGATGGTTTCGGTGGTGACGGTGATTTCATCAGCAGCTTTGGTCTTGAGATTAGGGACTCGGTTGAGTTGATACTATCAAAGAGACGGTTCGAAGAATCATTCTCACACGATGGTACAATCATAAGACCAAGAGAGGGAGATCTTATCTTCTTCCCATTATCAAAGGGTCTATTTGAAATTAAATTCGTAGAACATGAAAATCCTTTTTACCAATTAGGAAAATTATACACATATAAACTTTCATGTGATCTCTTTGTTTATAGCAGCGAAGATATCGACAGTGGATTCAGTGAGATTGATTCCTTTGATGACGACCGCAAGACTCTTGCTGTTGATCTATCACTCGGATCATATGTGTCGGGTGGATTGAATTTCTTTGATGGAGAAACCATTTACCAAGGTGATTCTCTTGCACTTGCAACTGCAACAGCCGTGGTAGTTGATTGGAACTCGACATCGAAGGTTCTTCGGATTGATGAAATCAAAGGACGAACAGATCCAAATGCAGATGATCTTGTAGCAAACACTTCGGCATTTTCTACTGGAACTAATGTGAAGGGCGACAAATCAACTGCCATATATGCACTAACATCGACAGCAAACTCTGATCTGATAGTAACCGATGATTCATACAATGATTCTTCTATCATAGATACCACGGTGGATGAAGGGGACATTATTGACTTCACCGACACCGATCCATTCTCGGAGGGTAACTACTGATGTTCGGACATTTTTATAACAATTCAGTTCGTAAGCTAGTGGTTGGCTTTGGTACGCTGTTCAATGAAATTGACGTAAAGCGATACAATGCAGATGATACTGTAAAAGAAAGTCTTCGTGTTCCTTTGGGGTATGGACCAAAAGAAAAGTTTTTAGTTAGACTCCGACAACCCTCATCTATTGATGATGATGTTAAGGTAAGAATGACAGCTCCTCGACTCGGCTTTGAGTTGACTGGATTTGCATATGATCCAACTAGAAAACGAAATACACTATCAAAGAGAATAACAACAGGTGCATCCGATGGTGTTTCATCTGTAAGAAAGAACTTTGCAGAAGTTCCATATACATTTGATTTTTCACTCTCAGTGTTTGTCCGACACATGGATGATGGTCTGCAAATTATAGAACAAATCTTACCTTACTTTACCCCAGAATTTACAGTTACTTTAAACTTAAATGCTTTGGCTCAGAAAATCGATGTTCCTATTGTATTAACAAGTGTGACAAATACAGCAGAGTATGATGGGGGCTTTGATTCTGGTAGGCTAATAAACTTCGATCTTAACTTTACTGCTAAGTCTTACGTGTACGGACCAATCAAAGATTCGAAGATCATTACACAAACAATCACTACAAACTTCTTTGCTCAAGACTTCACCGCAACAGGAGGCGTTACTGGAGCTTCGGGTGCCGCATCTAGAGTTGATGTTGGTGTTACTGGACCTAGTGGTGGTGATTCTAACCTAGTCACAGGATACTCTGCTGACACTCAAATTTATGTTCGTGGCTACACTGTTGGTTCCACGGGAGGACCTGGTATTGATGTACTCGGTAATACAATATGACAAAGAAATCTATAGACGATAAAATCTCTTCTGCATTGGATATAACCCCCGCAGACGAAGAGAAATCCATTGAATTGAAAAAACCAACCGAGATCACCACCACAAAAGAAACTGATCTAAACGTTGATTACAAGCAAGTTAGAAGAAATCTGAAGGACTTAATTTCTACTGGAAATGGTGCAATAGACGGTATACTAAATGTAGCATCCGAGGGTGAACACCCAAGGGCATATGAAGTGGCTGCTCAGTTGATAAAGGTGGTGGGTGATACCAATAAGGAATTGATAGACCTACACAAGAAGGTAAAAGACATCCAGAAGGATGATGTGAAACTAACTCAAAATAATACTACTAATAATGCAATATATGTCGGTTCAACAAACGAACTCCAATCGCTGATAAATCAAGGAAGGAGTTCTGCTAAAAGAATCGACACAGTTGAAGAGGATATAATAGATCATGAGTGATGGATATCTTGGTAATCAGAATTTAAAAGCTGCTGGAAAAAGTGTAGAATTTACAAAAGAACAGGTGGAGGAGTACTTGAAGTGCGCCAAAGATCCTGTTCACTTTATCAAAGAATACGTTCGTATTGTATCTCTCGACGAGGGCTTGGTTCCCTTCAGCATGTATGACTTTCAAGAGGATATGGTACGAAAGATTCACGACAACAGATTCGTGATCGCAAAACTTCCTCGACAGACTGGCAAGTCAACCACAGTTATATCGTACTTACTTCACTACATTCTGTTCACACAGGATGTGAATGTTGCAATTCTTGCGAATAAGTTAGCTACTGCAAGAGAGCTTCTACATAGATTAAAACTAGCGTATGAATATCTCCCCACATGGATGCAGCAAGGTATCGTGGAATGGAACAAGGGTTCTATCGTTCTAGAAAATGGATCTAAGATCCTAGCATCTGCGACTTCTTCAAGTGCAGTTCGTGGTGGTTCGTTCAACATGATTTTCCTTGACGAATTTGCATTCGTTCCACAAGGAGTGGCAGAAGAGTTCTTTAGTTCAGTTTATCCCACCATCACCTCGGGACAAACTACTAAGGTTCTAATCATTTCAACTCCAAAGGGGTTGAATATGTTCTATCGCTTCTGGAATGATGCGATAAACAAAAGAAACGATTATGTCCCAATTGAGGTCCATTGGTCTGCGGTTCCAGGCAGGGATGAAAAATGGAAAGAACAGACAATTGCGAACACATCAGAGGAACAATTCCGTGGTGAGTTTGAATGTGACTTTATTGGCTCTGCTGCGACTCTGGTGTCTTCTTCTAAATTAAAGTGTCTTACATATGAAGAACCATTGGTACATAATGACGAAGGTCTTTCTATCTACGAGAAACCCAAAGAGGGAAGAGTATATGTAACAACCGTTGATACTGCTCGTGGTCAAGGTAAAGATTATAGTGCCTTTGTTATTGTAGATGTGACAGAAATGCCATATAAGGTTGTTGCGGTATACAGAAACAACACTGTCTCTCCCATGCTATACCCTACCGTAGTCCATAGTCTATGTCGGCAATACAATGACGCATATTGTTTGGTGGAGATAAACGACATAGGTGGACAAGTAGCCGACATCCTTCACTCTGAGTTAGAGTACCAGAATATCATTACGGTGTTGGTGAAGGGGAGAAAGGGACAAATTGCATCATGGGGAGGCTTCGGTGGTGGAGCGCAAATGGGCATCAGAACCACAACAGTAACAAAACGAGTGGGTTGTTCTGTTCTAAAAAGTCTAATAGAAGAAGACAAAATTTTTATTAATGATTCAAACATAATGCAAGAGTTATTTTCGTTTATAGCAAGACGAAACTCATATCAAGCAGAAGAAGGTCATCATGATGACTTGGTAATGTGTCTTGTTATGCTGGGATGGTTAACAACCCAGAGCATGTTTAATGAGTTTATAGAGGGTTCTTTCAGAGAAAATCTATACGAAGATAAGATAAAGGAATTAGAAGAAGAGATGACTCCCTTTGGATTTTTAGATGATGGGTTCACTGATACATCATTTGTGGACGATGATGGTGATCGCTGGTATACCGATGATAAAAGTAGTGGTTCTATGTGGTGAATACATCAAAATCCTAAATAAACAAGATCCAAAATGATTTATCGCTGTATAGAACAGATACGGTTTAACGCTCAAAGGAGAATAACATGGGATTTCAAGTCAGTCCAGGCGTAAATGTCAGTGAAATAGATTTGACCACAATTGTCCCAGCAGTTGCTACCACCGCCGCCGGAATGGCTGGCGTTTTTCAGTGGGGGCCTGCCGAGGAAATTACATTAGTTGATTCAGTAAACACGCTCAAAAGAAAATTCGGTGGACCTGATGATGATAATTATCAGTACTTCTTCACCGCTGCGAACTTTTTAGGATATGGAAACAATCTTCAGGTTGTTCGTGCCGTGGGAAGTGGTGCTAAGAATGCATCAAGCGCAACCGCAGCACTCATTAAGAATGAGTCAAACTTTGAAAGTCAGTCATTGACTGATGATTTCTATGCAAAGTATCCTGGCCCATTAGGAAACGCTCTTGCTGTTTTTGCCTTTGATGGTAGTGTAGCAGCAGACGGTATCGTCGGTGTCACAATCGGAGGAGTTACCCT